AGATGCACCACCTGCACCAGCTGGTTTTAAACACCGCTGGATAAGGGCCGAAACAGTAGGTCAAATGGATCAAAAAAATGTATCCGCTAGACTACGCGAAGGTTGGGAATTTGTCAGAGCTGACGAATACCCTAATGTTCAATGGCCCGCAATAGACTCAGGTAGATATGAAGGTGTTATAGCTGTTGGAGGGTTAATGCTAGCAAGGATTCCAGAGGAAATCGTTGAACAACGTTCACAATATTTTGCTCAAGTTACGCAAGATAAAGATGATGCGATTGCAAACGATCCCCTTAAGGACCAACATCCTAGCATGCCTGTTCATAATGAGAGCAGGAAATCTCGCGTAACATTTGGTGGCGGTAAGAAGAACTAGTTTTTCTCCCCATAAGTTACAAAAAATTTATACATTCATGGTGAATGTATATAACTTATTAACATGAGGATAAAATCATGGCTAACGTTGACGCGGCCTTTGGGTACAGACCTATTGGAGCAGTTGGCAGTGGCGTTAATAATGCAGGGACTACCCTGTACACCATCGAAGACAATTACAGTACATCTATTTTTAAAGGTGACCACGTAATGGCGTCTGGAGGTTACATCATAGCTGGAACAGCTTCTGGTGCAACTAATGTTGGTGTTTTTAACGGTTGCTTCTATATTGATCCAACTAGTAAGAAACCTACATGGTCAAATTACTACGCTCAGACAAATGTAACCGCAACTGGTTCCATTTCTGGGTCAACTAATATCGACGCGTATATCTATGACAATCCGTTCACTCTTTTCGAAGCTCAATGTGATGGCACTATAGCTAAAACAGATATCGGTAAAAATACTGATTCTGTGCTTGGTACTTCTAGCACTGTAAATGGTCTGTCTGTGACAGAAATTGACAGTGGTTCTGAAGCTACTACAGCTGGCTTACAGGTCAAAATAATTGGGATTACAAAAGACCCTGAGAACGATGATGCTTCAAGTGCAAATGCTAACTGGTACGTTATGTGGAACGAACACGTTAAATTAGGCACTGGTATCACCGGAACATAATAGTTAGGAGAGAATAAATGGCAATTTCAAGAATGCAATTGGTCAAAGAACTCGAACCTGGCTTGAATGCTCTGTTCGGATTAGAATACGACCGATACGAAAACCAGCACACAGAAATTTTCGATGCAGAAAGTTCTGATCGTGCTTTCGAGGAAGAAGTAATGTTAGGTGGGTTTGGTAATGCAGAAGTAAAACCGGAAGGATCTGGTGTTGTATATGAATCAGCACAAGAAACTTTCACTTCTCGTTATACTCACGAAACTATTGCTTTAGCTTTCTCATTAACTGAAGAAGCTGTAGAGGATAACCTTTACGACAAAATCAGCACTCGATACACAAAAGCATTGGCACGTTCAATGGCAAACACTAAGCAAATAAAAGCTGCTAACGTTCTTAACAGAGCGTTTAACAGTTCTTATCTTGGTGGTGATGATAAGGAGCTTTGTGCTACTGATCACACTACTATGGCTGGTGACCAAAAGAACGAATTGTCAACTGCTGCTGACTTGAACGAAACTTCGCTCGAGCAAGCAATGATCGATATTGCTGGTATGAAGGACGAAAGAGGAATGAAAATTGCTCTTCGTGGAATGAAAATGATCATTCCTGTAAATCTTCAATTTACAGCTGAAAGGTTGATGAAATCTGCAGGTAGAGTAGGAACTGCTGATAATGACATCAATGCAATCAAATCTATGGGAATGGTTCCACAAGGATATGTGGTTAACAATTTCTTAACTGATACTGATGCATTTTTCATTAAAACAGATGCTCCTAATGGACTGAAAATGTTCACTAGAGCTCCTATTAGAACTGCTATGGAAGGCGACTTCGATACTGGAAATGTTAGATATAAAGCAAGAGAAAGATACAGCTTTGGCTGGTCTGACTGGCGTGGAATATTTGGCTCTCCAGGAGCTTAATCAATTTAAGTGGGGGAAACAATTTCCCCCACTTATCCTAGTATTAATTAGTTATACAGACTGGCTAGGCAGACGATATAGAGACTGTATGACAATAGGTCTATATGACCGAGGAGAAAATTATGGCTAATACAAGTTTTGTGGGTCCGGTAAGATCCAAAAATAATTTTAAGCTATATAGTACTACTGCTTCAACAGGTGTTGAGCACGATAGAACTATGGGTGATCCTGCAAAAGATGCAAGACGCTATTACTTAGAAGAATGGTTCTTACAAAGACCAGGACTTAATGCAATCAATATTATTGACCCAGATGCTGATAGTGCTTCTGCACTAGCGATTACGCAAGCAGCTAACAAAAATTTTGAGACATTAGGTACTAACATGACAACTGCTTTGACTACTTTTTCAGCTACACACGGTGGTATTTTAATGACTACTGCTGGTGCTGACCAGGATCAAGCAATTCTTTTACCTCACTTGGATACTAACCAAACAGCTTGGAGTGGTACTCAATGGGGAACTGAAAACTCAGTAGAATGGGAATGTTCAATTTCCCTACCTGCAATTGATAACCAAAAAGTTTGGGCTGGCTTAAAGTTAACTAATGATCAATTAGTTGCAACTGATGCTAACCAAATCTTTTTTAAGTTTCAAACAGATGCTACTAACAGTGAAGCTTTTAGTGATTATAGCTATTGGCACTTAGTACACAGTATTGGTGGAACTGACTATATCAGTCAAATTCCAGTTACTGTTGCAGCCGATACACCTTATCACTTGAAAATTGTTATTGATAGTGATAGAAAAGCTACATGTTTCATAAATGGTGTACAGTACAATGTTACTAGCACATCAGGTAGCACAGGTGGAACTGCGGTAACAGCAGTACAACCAGGTGTTGCAGCAGCTAAAACAGCGGCTTTAACTAATGATGTGGATTTTATTCCATACGTTGGCATTGAAGCAGGTGCGGCAGCAGCTGAGGCAGTAAACGTTCATTATCAAGCGATAAGCAGAAACGTTTTTGAATAAACAACTTTAATGGAGCGGGGGTGAAAACCCCCTCTCTCCAATAGGAGGACAAATGGCAGACGCAGTAACAAGTCAAACATTAGCAGACGGTGATAAAATCGCTGTTGTAAAATTAACAAACATATCAGATGGAACTGGAGAAAGTTCAGTAAAGAAAATTGATGTATCAGCTTTGGCATCTAATTCAGCAGGAGCAGCATGTGCTCATGCAACAATTAATCAAATTTGGTATGATATTGGTGGTATGCGTGTAGCTCTAGAATGGAATGCAACTTCAAACGTTGTTGCAGCAGTTTTAGGTGGAAGCGCAGCAGCAGGAAATGTTTCAGGACATATGGATTTTAGATCATTTGGTGGTGTAAAAAATACATTGGCATCTGGATATGATGGTGATATTGACTTAACAACTCATGGTCATACAGCACATGACCACTATACTATTGTACTAGAACTATCGAAAAATTATTAGAGGTTTAAATGGCTTATTCAGGCACACAAACCTTTAATTTATCAATAGAGGAAATAATTCAAGAAGCGCATGAGCGTTGTCAATTACAAGTTGGCGATGGTTATGATTTAAAGACAGCTAAACGTTCTTTAAATTTGATGTTTGCAGAATGGGCAAATCGCGGATTAAATCTATGGACTATAGAGTATGCAACGCAAACTTTAACAGCTGGTACAAATTATTATTCAATTGATCAAAAGGTAGTAGATATAGTAGATGCAGTAGTAACAACTACTACTGGTGCTACATCTAATTTAGAAGGTGATAGTAATACTACAGATGTTAATGTAAATAGAATTTCTAGAACTGAATATTTAAATTTATCTAAAAAAGAAACTAAATCAACAGGTGATGGAAGACCTGTACAATTTGCTATGATTCCAGGACAAGTAACTACTGGAGGGTCCTCTTCTAGTGGTAGACCTGAAAATGATATGACATTATTTTTATATCCAAGTCCGGATAAAGCTTACATATTTAAATATTTTTATATTGGAAGAATGCAAGATGCAGGTGATTATACAAATAACGCTGATGTACCTTTCTATTTTCTTCCATGTTTGACTGCAGGTTTAGCTTATTATATAAGTTTAAAAAAAGCACCAATGTTAAGTGCAAACTTAAAAGCGGTGTATGATGAAGAATTTGAACGTGCTGCGGATAATGACCGAGAACGAACGTCGTTTAGAGTTGAACCAGCACAGGCATATATACCATAGGAGGAAATGAAAATGGGAGAATGTGAAAAATGTGGTCACGGATGTCATTGCAGCGACAGTGGTGCTTGTTGCGGTGGACAATGTGAATGTCGCGATTGCGACTGTAAAAAGGAGGAAAAATGAGTAATCCAAATTGGAACAAAGATTCTAACGCCGGAAGAAATTCTAAAGGTGGAGTAAAAGGAAATTGGAGTGATAGAGGAACTATCTCAATTTCTGAAGCTAGCCCTAAGGAAAAAGAAAAAGCTATTTCTATTGCTAAAGGTACTATTACAGGTACTGCACAAGGAATGGGAACAGCAACCAAAGGTGGAAAGTATCATTGGGCTGGATCAAAAGATTCTAAATGGTAGGATAGATGGCTTACGCTAAAGGAAAATATGCTAAATTTATTTCTGATCGTAGTGGTATGGAATATCCTTACACAGAAATGGTGAAGGAGTGGAATGGTTCACGTGTTCATAAAAGTGAATTTGAACCAAAAACGCCACAGGATAATCCTAAAAGACATACGTCTGATGCTGAAGCATTACAAAATTCAAGACCTGATCGAACAGAAAATGTAACAGAAAGATTATTACCTAGAAATGCATTTACATATGCAGCTGGAGAAACAGTTATAAAAATATATGAACCTGGTCATGGTAGAACTACAGGTGACACTGTTAGATTTAGAAATGTTACAGGAGCTAACGAAATAGTTTTAAACTCTGCAAACGACTCAGATGGTAGAACTATAACTGTTATAGATGATGATTTTTATAGTTATAGCGTTGGTCTAGCGCCTAGCACAACTACTATTTTTGGTGGAGATCAAGCATCTTCTGGTCCAGTAACGGTGAGTAACTAATGACAACATACGCAGAATTAACAACACAGATTTTAAATTATACTGAAACAAGTACAGATGTATTATCTTCAACTATTACAGATGATTTTATTGAACATACTGAAAATAGAATATTAAGGGATGTTGATATTGATGCATTTAGATCATATCAAAATGCTACAGTCACTTCAGGGAGTCCTTTTGTATCTTTACCTGGTGGTTCGTCTCCAGATCCAACATCACTTGCTACAATTAGAACAGTTCATATTTGGCCTGCTTCTGGTACTGCAACTAGAACATTCTTGGAGCAAAAAGATGTTTCTTATATGAATGAATATTGGCCTAATAGAACATCTACAAGTACACCAAAATACTGGGCATGGTGGGATCATAACACAATTTACCTTGCGCCAACGCCGGATTCAGCATATAATATAGAAATAGGAATTACTAGACTATCAACAAGATTATCCAGTAGTAATACAACAACATGGTTGGGCAACAATGCTCCATCAGCGTTATTGTACGGATGTCTTGCAGAAGCCTTCAAATTCTTGAAGGGACCAGCTGAAATGCTGCAATTATACGAACAATCATATCAACGTGCTATTCAAGGTTTGGCAATTGAACAATCTGGAAAGCACCGTAGAGATGAGTATATGGAAGGGGAAATAAAACTTCCTCTACAACAAGAACAAAAATCCACAGGAGGATAAGATATGGCAATAACTCAAGCTGTCTGTACCAGTTTTAAACAAGAAATTCTTGTCGAAGGACATAATTTTACAGCTACAACTGGTGACACTTTTAAAATTGCATTGTATTCAAGTGATGCTACTATGAGTGCTTCTACAACTGCTTATTCAAGTTCAAATGAAGTTTCTGCTTCAGGTACTTATACAGCTGGTGGTGGATCACTTACAAGTGTAACACCAACTACTTCTGGAACAACTGCTCTTTGTGATTTTGCAGATATATCATTTACATCAGCAACAATTACAGCTCGTGGAGCATTAATCTATAATAGTAGTAATTCCAATAAAGCAGTATGTGTGTTGGACTTTGGAGGAGATAAAACTTCTACAAGCGGAACGTTTACAATTCAATTCC